GAAGGCAGGTGAAAACCTCACGCGGCAGGTGTGGGAGCAGGCCGTAAATCCAGAGGCAGTACAGCTCACGCGATGCCCAAGCACGGTTCTTTACCGTGGCCGGCGCGTAGGATGTACGCGACCTCTTGGTCTTGAGCAGAGCCAGCACGGCTGGATGATCAACACCGATTGGATTGACGTACTTAAGCGGCAGTGCTGTGCAGGTCATTGTCATGGCAGCACCACGAGCGTGACGACCGCAGCAAGGCTCACAACGATCACGGTTGCCACGAGGGCCTGAGCGTTGCTGCTGTATGCTTTGCGGGTCGTGTGAAAGGGCATCAGGCGGCCCTCTGCTGGTTCGACTCGGCCCGCAAATCTACGATCCGATAGCCCAGGCCGTATCCGCTCTCGATCCCAAGGCCTAGACGCGCAATCTGCCTGCGCACGAGCGTCGGGTAAGTGCTCTGAATGCGGCTCTCTGCGTTATCAGGGCCGCCGTCCGCGTCGTCGCCCCATAGGTGCTCGATCAACTCAGTGCATGTGATTGGAATGCTGCGGCGCGCGAGAATGGCCGTGATGTAACGAAAGTAGTTTTCATGAAGGCAAACGCTCTCGCCATCGCGAAGGAGAGACCTTCTCAAGAGCGCAACAACGACCGCAGACGGGTTCGCTTCCGAGATTGCGCAGGCATCCGCCTTGGTTGTGACGATGACTTGCATCAGGCGGCCCCTCCAAGATCGGAGCCGTCAATGTCGATGCGATTGTCGTCATCACCGCCACACGGGCAGCGATCGAAGACGACAGCGCCCAGCTTGCCCTTGTGGGCGAAGATGCCCCGGCCTTTGCAGGCAGGGCAGAGATCGAATTCGCTGAGCGTCCTGATCAGAGCATCCCGGACTTCGACCTGCTCGGCGGTGATCGGCTGGATGGCCCGCAGACGGCGCGGGAAGCGAACAACGTGCCCCACATCAGCCTCCCAGCGCCACGCAGCCAAGCCCGACAACACCGAGCAGGAACACGACAGCAAAGCCATCGCGGGCGAGTTCAAGAAGGAAGGTGGAGAGGGGTTGCATGGGGCTCATCCGAAGGGGTAGTTCGTATGAGGATATATAGCCATATCGCCTATAACGGTGTCAAGAAGATTTTAGGCAATATGGCTATATTAATCAGCGCAGCCAGTGTCGACGTTTTCCTAGATTTCCACAGGCAGACTGCCGGTGTGGTGGATTGACTCATGTGTTCTTCATTTGTTCTCATGAAGAGGTAATCATTCAGGGAGGTGCCCGATCTTGCGTCTGACCTACTTCGTCGTCCTACCGTTCGTGCAAGCCCCTCGCGGCCTGCTCCCGGAGGAGGGTATCGAAGCCCCAGATGAGGACGTTGCGGTCCGCATGGGAAAACGACTGTCTGAGAATAAGGCAGGAGTGATCGTCTTTGCGCGGTCTGGAGACCCCGACCTAGGCGAGTACGAAGACGCAGAGATCCTCGCTACCTTCGGGGAATTACCGGCAACCGTTGAATAGAGAAGGATACGATATGAGCCAGGCTGAAGACCCGTATGCGGTCACCGAGGCAAAGCTATCTCCTGAGCAGATAGCAATGTTCTGGATCAACGGGGCCTACCGAGACGCGGGCAAGAAAATGACCTTCGTTGAAGATGCCATATACGCGCTGCGGATAAGGGACGCGGCTCGCGAGGGGAAGAGAAGCGCGGAGGAGATCGCTATGAGAGCGCTTGAGCTGGAGGGGTGGCGGCCGGAGTGGGTGACCTATGGAGAGATCTCGATCATCGCTATCAAGCCGGCGGATGCTTGACGAAAAGACCTCCCCACCCGCCGTTGCAGTAGGTGAGGAGGCCTCCTAGTCCATGAAGGCCCTTTGGAGCAGGAGCCTTCGTGCTCTCAATGATGGTGGGGCAGGGTGGTTTCAGCTTGGCCAAAGAAAACCCCGGCTAACGGCCAGGGCTCATAAGGTGGAAGGCAGGGGGAGGACCAGAGGAAGAGCCTTCAAGAGATCAACCAGTCAAGCTGGCCGTTGTTCCTCATGGTATGGCCAACAAAAACCCCGGCTTATGGCCGGGGCGAAACAGGGTGTGCCAATTAGCCGTGGCTATGGGTTCGGCGCCTATCCCGATCCCCCTCATCCAGCCGTCCAGTAATGAAATAGACAGCGGCACAGGTGATGATCAGCATCGCTGGCATGCCGAAAAAGGCAAGAATTTCAATGCTGTTCATGGCCTAATCCTCTCAAGTGCCTTGCGGGCACAGAAATGTAACATACCGCCTACAAGGAACAAAACCAACATCCCGCCCGCGAGTTTCCATGCTGAGCCGGAAAGGTTCGGATACCCGAATATCATTGCGGCGCATGGAGTGATAACGCCGATCGTGACGCACGCACTCCCGATCGTGTTGAACCAAGTTGCAAGATATTTGGCCTTCTCGTTGTGGATAGTGTTGTTGGGGTTGGCTGGACCCGACGGCGGCCCGCCGCCCTTGGTCCGGTCGTATATGAGGCGAAGAGGGCTCTTTCCGTAGTGAGGCTGCGTCGGCTGGATGCCATCATCTTCTTTGAGCGCGTTCATTCAGTGCTCCGTCTCGACGGCATCTGTCGAGATCTCTCGGCTTTGAAGGGGGGCATCGCGCCTGCACGCACGTGAGGAGGGCTAGGACCTAGGCATCATCGCTTTAACGACGGCAGCCCAAGTCACCTCCGCGTCATAGATCGGGGGATCCTGAGATAACAGGTTGTAATGCTTCGGCAGCTGGCCCTTCTCGACTTTCTTGATCAGGACGCGGCCATCGTAGAGGCCAACGACGCAGAGCTTGCCCAGCATGTCAGGGGTGGGCGAACGCCGCACTTCGTCGTAGTAGGCGATCCAGCCATCGAACATCACGCCGAGCGAATCGCCCCTGATCTCCACGCCGACGGTGTCTTCAGTTGCGTTCTCCGGCGCTTCGACTTCGCCAGTTTCGCCGTCCCCCTCACCGAAGTAATGGGTCAGTGAGCCGGCGCCGACGTATCCCACAAGTTTTACGGTGCTTCTCTTCTCCGCGAGAAGGTCGGCAGGCCGAACATCGAGGGCTGGCGCAATCCTGCGCATCCAATCTTCGGTAAGACCCTGCTTGCCACGCTCCAGATCGGAGATCGTGGTCCAATGAACGCCGTCGAGCGCCTCTCCCAGTTGCGCCTGGGTTAGGCCCTTCTTTTTACGGAGTTCGGCGATGCGGTTTGGGTTGGGCGCTTTAGCTTGGCGGGGCATTTAGCCATTCCGCCTAAAAGCGCGGTAAAAGACCATCCGGGAAATGGCTATATCCCCCCTTGCCATGATATAGGCATATCGGCTATATTGGCTTTTATGAGACCGATAGATTGGCGAAAGCAGGCTGGCCTCTCACAGGAGTCCGCTGCGAAACTAGTAGGCGTCTCGGGGAAGAACCCCGCGCGCACATGGCAGAGGTGGGAGATCGGTGAGCGAGAGCCGCCGGTCAGCGTCATCGCCAAAATCGAAACGTTGAGCGACGGGAACGTGAGCGCTCGCGACTGGCTTGAGGTCGGTCGAGAGTACCGCGCCAAGCATGGAATCGCTCATTCCCCTTTTCAGTCCCAAGTCCCGGAAAGCGCCGTCGGTAAAGCAGCCTGATTAAGGCGGCTCCGACAGCGCACGACACCACTTTTTGTTTTTTCGGAAGGTGCGAGCAGCACGATGAACTCCCCCAAATCTATTGAAGCACACCTGATTTGGCGAGGCTCCTGCGCACGAGGAGTACCTCGGGCGAAGCCTCGTTGGAGGTATTCACCCTTCACCGGATTCCATGCGCTCACGCATGACGGCTTCATTCCTCGTTCCTCCCCCATCAGCAACCGGTCGCCGGCTGATGGCACCTGCGCGGGCGGTCTCCTTCCAACCGATCGTCAAGCCGCCCGCGCTTTTTCTTCTGTGTCAGCCCCCGCTTCCACGGCTCTGGTTATCGCCCGCCCCAGCAGCACGGTCGAGCGGAATAGCTTCCTCTCTTTCCGCCAAGGTTCCTAACGATGAAAGTTCGTCCCTTTGGCTCGACCGCTGATGTCGTCGAGCGCTCCTACAACGAGATGGGCGGCATCAAGAAGGTGCAGCATATCCTCAAGGACAGCATCGGCGTCGAGAAGTCTCAGACCCAGCTCTACGCCTATCGCGATCCCGACGAGCACGATCAGATCTCTTACGATCTCATGCGCAAGCTCGTGCGCGAGACGCAGTGCGTGGCGCCGGCTGAGGACATGGCTTCACTCGCAGGCGGCTTCTTCGTCCCTGGCGAGGTGGATGAGACGTGCATCCATACGGTGACTGCGAAGTCGGCCAAGGAGTGGGGCGAGGCTTTCGCCTCCATGATCGAGGCCATGCAGGACCCTGGCAAGCTTGCCAGCGCCCGCAAGGAAATCCGCGATCTGATGCATGTTCTCGCGTGCGTCGACCGGCTCCTTGATACGCGCCCTGCCGCCATCGTGATCCCGATCAAGGGAGAGGTGGCATGAGCACTCCGTATCAGATCATCGCGGACGTGGCTTACCAGCACGACGTGACAGTGCGCGAGATCCTGAGCGTTCGCAGGGATCGTCATATCGCGGCTGCCAGAGTCGATGTGATCTCTGCTGTTCACCGTGCGCGGCCAGAATGGTCTCAACGCAGGATCGGTTGCCTGTTCAAGCGCGATCACAAGTGGATCGGCAAAGCCCTGCGAAAGACGGGAGACATTGCATGATCGAAAACCCAGCTTCGAACGGCGTTGCTGCTGATCAACTCAAGTCCTTCATCGAACGGGCTGAGCGCTTGAACGAGGAGAAGGACGGCATCAACTCCGATCTTTCCGACCTGTTCAAAGAGGCAAAGGCAAATGGCTTCAACACGAAAGTGCTGAAGAAGATCATTACCATGCGCAAGCGCGACTACTCAGAGCGCCAAGAGGAGCAGGCCATCATGGACCTGTACCTTGAGGCTCTCGGGATGACCGAGTGATGGTGCCCTCTCACGTGCGTGCACGCGAGGCGATCCCCGCCCCGAAAGAGATCGTGCTGCATATTCAGGTGGCCACCTTCCTGAAGCAGTACTTGGCTGAAGGATGGGTGTTCACGCATCCGGCTTCCGGCGAGCACCGCGACAAGCGCACGGCTGCAAAGCTGAAGGCCATGGGTACGATGCCCGGTTGGCCCGATCTGATCTTCGTCTCGCCAGAGGGCCGCTTCCACGGCCTTGAACTGAAGCGGAGAGGCGAGGGGCTCAACGATGCCCAGAAAGCCTTCCGCGCGGGCGCCATCGCCAACGGTTGGCCTTTCTGTGTGGTCGATAACCTCGATGATGCAATGACCGTCCTGAATGATTGGGGATGCCTGCGCGTCAAGATCGTCGGGAGCGCAGCATGAGCCGCTTCCCATACCCCACTGATCAGATGTCCGGCTTCGACGCCATGGAAGCCGATGCCCTGCTCTTGGAGCGGCTTGCTGAGGAGGCTGAGCAATCCGCTACCGTCCTCAAGAAGCTTCCGTCTGGCTCGCTGGACGCTGCCCGTTCCCTCGAAGCTCGGGCAAAGCGCCTGCGCCGAATAGCTGCCTGCCTTGGCTACATGGCCGGGCGTCTCGATCGCCTTCATCTCCTGAATGAACCTGTGCGCCGTGAAAGCAACTACGGCGGCAACCACCGGAGTGCTGCATGACAGACCGCATCATAGATCTGGATGCCCAGCGCGAGAGGCGCATTGAGAAGGCATGGGACGAGTACTGCAGCGCTCGCATGCAGGCGGAAGCCACTCTTGATGTCCAGGACGGAATTGCTGCCGGCAAGGCGTGGCGCCGCTGGCTTGATCTCTTCATGAGCATGGACCAGCGCGAGTCTCTGGACCGGGCAGGCGAGGTGAAGAGCCTCCAAAGGCGGGCCGGATGAATATGCATTCCGCCTCTCAGGAGTATATCGAGCAGCCGCACGCGCTTTCCGCGGAGCAGGGGCTGCTCGGAGCGGTGCTCCATAATGCCGAGGTGATCGACCGTGTGCGCGGCATTGTCGATGCCGACGATTTCCATGAGGCGGTGAACGCCGCCATCTTCCGCACGATGTGTGAGCGCCGTGACGCCGGCGAGACCATTGACGGGCGTCTGGTTCGCATCGCTATCGGTGATCAGGATCTTGGCGGGGTCACGGTCGGGGAATACCTGGCGCGGCTCTATGCCCACGCGACAACGGTCTCGAATGCGCCGGACTACGCCAAGGCTGTCCGACACGCGGCCATGATGCGCAAGCTCTTGGCGGCGGCCCGCGATGCAGTGGCTGCGATGTCGTCCGGTGCTGTGCAAGATCCCTCTCGCTATGCCGCCTCCATGATCGAGGAACTCGATATCGTGGCCACCTCCGGCACGCATGAGAGCCTGAAGCGTGTCAGCCTTGGCTCCGCATCCCAGCAAGCCATTGACGCCGCTCTGGCTGCCCGCGAGGGACGTCTTGAACGTGGTGCGCCGTATGGCATTCCCAGCCTCGACCGGATGACCCTTGGCATGCGCCCTGGGCAGATGATCATTCTGGCCGGCCGCCCTGGTATGGGCAAGACAACGGTTGGCGTAGCCTTAGCCCTGAATGCCGCGAAGGCTGGCCACGGCGTCTACTTCGCGTCCCTTGAGATGGTGGCACAGGAGCTGGGCGAGCGAGCCTTGGCATCTGCGGCGTTCTCACCTCGCGATAAAAACCCGATCAGCTACCGCGATATCGCCAAGGGCAAGGATCTGACGGATGAGGACTTCTGGGCTCTTCAGGAAGCCCAGAAGCGCCTCAACCGGTACCCGCTGACGATCGAGCAGCAACCGGGCCTGACGATCTCGCAGATCGCCGCCCGCGCCCGTCAGGCACGTTCCGCCATGGAGCGCAAAGGAACGCCCCTCTCCGTCGTCGTGATTGATCACCTCGGGCTTATCAAGGCCACCGGCCGCTACTCCGGCAACCGCGTGCAGGAGCTCACCGAGATCACCGGCGCCATCAAGGTTCTCGCCAAGGAATTGAATGTCGCCGTGCTCGTGCTGTCGCAGCTCTCCCGCGAAGCCGAGAAGCGCGATGACAAGCGGCCGGTTCTGTCTGACCTGCGTGATTCCGGATCCATCGAGCAGGATGCGGACATGGTGATGGGCCTCTATCGGGAAGCCTACTACCTCGAGCGCAAGACAGATCTTTCTCCTGAGGACATGGCGAAGCTGGAGGCCGGCAAGGACGTGATTGAGGTTGAGATCCTCAAGCAGCGTCAGGGCCCGACCGGCCGTGTGAACCTCTTCTGCGCCATCAACTGCAACGCTGTCAGCGAACTGTCGGAGTTCTGATCATGAGCGGGCTTCCGTTCTTCAACTGCTACCCCAGTGACTTCCTCGCCGGAATGGCGGGCTTGGATGCCGAAGAGATTGGTGTCTATTGGGTGACGACGCTGCTGATCTACGATCGCGGTGAGTGCCCTAATGACATCGACCACATTGCGTGGCGCTGCCGCCTGTCAAAACGCCGTGCTCAGACCATCATCGACCGGCTCGTCGGCTTGGGTAAGCTGGAGAGAACATCGACCGGATACACCAACAAGCGCGCGAAAAAAGAGATAGAAAAACGCCAAAAATCTGCGGAAATTTCGCGAGAGAACGGAAAAGGGCATAGGCAGAAAACGGAAGCCCAGTCTAATAAAAACAATCACTTAGGGAACCCAGCAGGTTCCCAGCAGGAAGCTGGCAGCAACCTGTTACCAGAAGCCAGAAACCAGAAGCCAGTAAGCAAGCTTTCTGATGGGGAGACTCAGACCCAGATCGATGCGGGCTATGCTCGCTTGCAGGCTGAGATTGCTCAGGCTTTTGCCGAGGCCGGGAACGCCATTCCCCCACACCCCGGTCGAGCCCGTGTCTGGCTGTCCAACGGGTTCTCCCCTGACCTGATCATCTCGGTCATCCGTGAAGGCCTGGCCCGCAAACCGGACATCTCGAACCTCTCGTACTTTGACAACCGGCTTCGGGAAGCAGCGCAGACCAAGCCCGTCGAGCAGACTGCAAAGCCCGTCTACAAGCCCGAAGACGTGTTCACGGAGGAAGCCTGGAACCGCGCTGTCGAGGGCTGGAAGCGCACGAAGTATTGGCCCTACGGCAAGTGGAGCCTTGCCCCTGACATGCCCGGCTGCAAGGTGCCGGCGCACATCCTGGCTGCTCATGGTTGCGCGAGGGCGGCAGCATGAACCATATCGACCCCGCTTCCCCCGAGTTCGAGGCGCTCCCGCCCCAAAAGCAGGCCCAGATCTACCGGCATCAACTCCGCTGGGCCCTCGACAGCATCGCCGACGAGTTCGATGTGAGCGTGTCCACCGTCCAGCGTTGGCTCTCGCCGTCCATGGCGGAGCGCCATCGCAGGCAAGAGCGGCTTCGCATGCGCCGGATGAGGGCAGCGGCATGAGCAAGATCACCGTGAAAATCCTTCGGGACATGGAAGCAGACCGTTCCAAGGGCGACAGCTTCGCTGAGATTGCCGCCCGCTATGGCCTCAAGGCAGACTTCGTTCGCAACCGCACGAAGCACATCCAACCGGTGAAGCGGGTCTTCCTCGAAGACAAGGCCGAAGAGATCCTCCTGCTTATCGGCCTCGGTCATTCACAGTCTGAGGTGGCACGTCAGTTGGGCGTGGCCCCAAGCTCCATCAACAAAGCACTCGCCCGTATGGAATGGAAGGCAGCAGCATGAAGACACTCCACCGCCTCCAGCTGTCCGCTAATCTCGGGCAGGTTCATTTCGCTAGAGCACGGGTCCGGCCGCGAGCGCTCCGCACGCCTGTCGTCTCCCCGACTTGGTATGTCGTGCTCACCAACCCCAAGTGCGAGGAACGGGCGAGGGCAGGCCTCGATGCTCTTGGCTATGCCACCTTCCTCCCGATGGAGACCATCTGGGCTCGCGTTCCCAAGCATCGTCAAAAGCCTGGGAAGCCCAAGAAGGTGAAGGTCACGCGTCCGCTGTTCCCTGGCTACCTGTTCTTCGGTCTGGACAAGGGTGTGCATCCCTTCGAACCTGTCCGCCTGACGGATGGCGTTTATTCGATCGTCATGAACAACAGAGAGTACGTGCCTATGCCTGAAGGCGCTATTGATCGGCTGAGAGAGGCAGAGGATCGTGGCGATCATGACAAGACCATCAAGGCAGCGGAGAGGCTCGCTGAACTCATCGGCAAGCAAGTCACTGTGCCTGAAGGTCACCTTGCTGGTTTTGTCGCCACGGTGAAGAAAGCCACAGAAAAGTGTGTGTATCTGGAGACGGAAGCTTTCGGGAAGCGGGTAAAATTACAGATGGCGCTTGAAACCATGCAGTGCCTGGGATAATTATCACTTCAGGACGACTGGCAAAAACAGAGCGCTCTCTTGAGCGTCGGCCAACCCAGGAGGCGACGATGTAAGCGTCCTCCCCACATCGGTTTTTATGCCCCGGCGATCTGATCGCGCGGGGCTTTTTCATGCCTGCTCCATGCCCACACCCCGCAAGACCTACGTCCGTGATGACGGCGTCGTCATGATAGAGATAAGCCCCAACCTCTACGTCGAGGAATCGCTCGCTGAGAGGCTGGGGCTGTTAAGGTAGTTCAGCCCTTTGAAGGTGGCTTCCCAGCGGCTGCGAGTTTAGCGTCTAACGCCAACTTCCGAGCGGCAGCTTCAGCAGGTCGGACATAAAAGTGCTGAAACATTTCTTCCAGAATCTCAAGGCACCACTCAGCCTCATGGTCTTCGACATCAATAATCTGTAGTGTCGTTACGTCCGTTATTGGGTGAGCGGAAAAGTTACCAAAATTTCTGACCCCATCGATCGTCATTCGAAGGGTCGAAGGAATAGCTTTGGCGGGATCGGGTTCATCGAGCAACAGTTGGATTTCAGCCGCCAAGTCCCGCCCTGTGTAGCCATGGGCTCTCAGAATGGCTTGTAGACAACGACGCGACAGGGCAGCAGAGGCTTTCGCACTGATCGGCAAGACGTTGCAGGCTTCTACGTAATCTCTGGCGATGTTGTTAGGCACAGCATTTGGGACTGGGCCGCGATTTGCCCCGGCTGGGTACAACATCTTCCAGGGATCGCTTTCCTCCGAACGTGAGACTTCGATCGTGACGTCATTGCACTCCGGGCACAGCGCAGAGCGATACATCCAACCCAAGCGAGACGTGCCTCTATTCATAGACCCAATGGCCCAGTTATCATGAAACGCAACGGCGCAGTGTGGACACTTCATTGTTGGCCCCCAGTTAGTCATAACCTTAGACGTCCTTACCAGCGGTTTGAGCCAAGCGGAAGCCGCAGTAGTTCAAGCTGCAAAGTGCGAGACTTATCCTTTTTTATGCCGCACACTAATCGATGCCCAAGCCCCTAGATCATCGAGCAAGGCAGAGAGAGCACGACGCCAAGCGAAGGGCAGAGCAGTAAACCGAAATGTCCGTTCAGCTTCGGATCGATACAGTCGACATCAGCAATCTTGCTAACATGATCGGCGCCGCGGGGAAGAGAGCCCCGGCTGGGTTTGCTCGCGCGCTCAATCGCACTGGCATGAAAGCCAGGACGGCCATGATCAAGGGCCTAACAGCACAGACAGGTCTTAAGCCGAAGGTCGTTCGCCGAGCCCTGCGATCAAAGAAAGCCCATAAGGCGAACCTTGCCTTCACCGTCGAGTCCGCTGGCGGCAATATCGCCCTCAAGTACTTCAGCCCTCGCGAAACACGAAAGGGTGTGAGTGCTGCCCCATTCGGTAAGCGCCGGGTCTTCGCATCGACATTCATGAAAGCCGGTTGGTGGCCCGGACGTGTAGTCAAAGGAAACTGGAACGGGCAAGTCTTTAAGCGAACTGGCGTTACCAAGAAGACTGAGGCGCACCCAGACGGGATGGATCAGTTCGAGAGGCAGAAGTCTGGCGTCATCATCCCGCAGGAGATGGTGCAGGGCGCAACTGAGGCTGCGTTCTTCAATGTTGCCCAGAGGGAACTCCCAGGCGACCTTGCCCATGAGCTAGGTCTGATCCTGAGCGGACATCAGTTCAAGTCGAAGGGCGGGAAGGTCTTCTGACCGGGGTGCGGAGGGGTCAATGAATGGATGTAACAGGCTGTCATCTGGATCAATGTTGCACCCCCCCCAGCCTAGGGACCGTACCCTCGATTTTCGGCCCCTACGGGCGCGTAGGCCCGAAATTTAGCTAGGTCCAGCCCTTCCGAAACAGGGTTTGCTTCCTCTGTTTTAGGGCTCTGAGAGGGCGAAATGGCGTCTCGTGGCGAAGGCCAATTGGTCAATCAAGCCGATCTCGCCGCGATATTCGGCGTGTCGGTTGTCACCGTTCGAGCCTGGGAGCGAAAAGGCTGTCCGGTTGAGAGGAAGGCCACGCGCGGCAAGGCTTCGGCCTATAACACGGCGGCTGTCGCTCGCTGGCGCGAGGAGCAGGCGGCACTCGCGGCCTCCGGCGACCTGAGCGCCATGGACATGGAAGAGGCCAAGCGCAGGAAGATCGCCGCGGAAGCCGCCTTGGCTGAGATGGAACTGTCGCTCAAGCGCGGGGAGCTCGTGGCGGTCGAGGTCGTGGGCTCCATTGTTGAGGAGGAATACGCCACGGTGCGCGCCAACTTCATGGCGATGCCCGGCGAAATCTCGACTGACCTTGAACACCTGCAAGCAACGGAAATCGAGGAGCTGCTTACCTCGAAGGTGACGGAAATCCTGAATGCACTTTCTGCAGACGGACAGTACGCGGTTGAGGATGCGGATGGCGAGGGCGAGAGCGGAAGCTCTGAAGCCGCCGCCGAAGCTGAACTTGGTGGAGTGGGCTGACACCTATCGCGTCATCGCGAAGCAGAACAGTGCAAATCCTGGGGAATGGAAGACTTGGCGTGTGCCCGTGGCCTATGGCCCGATGCTCGCGGTGACTGAGCCTGACACACAGATCATCTCTCTGATGGCCTGCACCCAGATCATCAAGAGTGAGACGCTCGTCAACACGGCTGGCTACTTCATTCACCAAGACCCGGCATCCATTCTTTTTGTTCAACCGACGCAAAAGTTGGCTGAAAGCTTTTCGAAGGAGAGGTTTGCCCCAACACGAGATGCAACGCCTGTCCTACGGGCGCTCATCCCGGACGCCAAGTCGAGAGACAGTGGCGTCACCATCACGCATAAGGAATATCCAGGCGGAACGCTGGACTTCGTCGGCGCCAACAGCCCGGTTGACCTCGCATCCCGCCCCAAGCGGATTGTGCTGGCCGATGAAATCGACCTGTATCCCGCCGACGCCGGCGGCATGGGTGACCCGCTTGCCCTTGCAGAAGAGCGATCATCGACATTCAAGAAACGGCGCAAGAACATCCGGGTCTGCTCGCCTTCTGACGAAGCGAGTTCGCGGATCTATCGGGAATATCTGGCGTCCGACCAGCGCCGCTGCTTCGTGACATGCCCTCACTGCGACCACGAGCAGACGCTCCGGTGGTCTCGTGAGACAGTAATTTGGGATAAGGACGAGAACGGCAATCACTTGCCGCATACCGTTCGATATCACTGCGAGGGATGCGGGGTCGGCTGGTCTGAAGCAGAGCGCACGAAGGCACTGAGGGCTCTGGCTGACAAAACCGATAAGGGGTGGCGCCAGACGCGCCCGTTCCGATGCTGCGGAGAAGAGCGTAACCCGACAGAATGGGATGCACAGGGCCGTTCCCTTTGCCCGGGTTGCGGGAGCCGATCGCCTTATGACGGGCACGCCGGCTTCCATGTGTCCAAGCTCTATTCAACCCGGCATGATCTGTCAGATGTTGTGAAGGAGTGGCTGGGAGCCCAGAAAGCTCCGGACAAACTCAAGAAGTTCGTCAACACGGCTCTTGCCGAAGTCTGGAAACAGAAGGTCGAAAAACTCGATCCGAAGGCCTTGGCCGAACGGTGCGAGCCTTACACCTACCTATCGGCCCCTGAGGCAGTTCGCCTCGTCGTCTTCGGCGCCGACACTCAGGATGATCGCATCGAGGTGACCTTTCTAGGATATGGCGCTGATGAGGAGATCTGGGTGCTTCGGCATGAGGTCATCCTCGGCGACACGGCGAAGAAAGCCGTTTGGGATCAACTGGACGACCTCATCAGGGAGCCAGTTCTGACCGTCGATGGCCGGCAGCTCATGCCGCAAGCCGGGTGCATCGACAGCCAGGGCCATCGCGGCGAGATGGTCCATGCCTTCTGTCGTGCTCGGGTCCGGCGGCGCATCTACGCTATCATGGGACGGGGAAATGACATCCGCGGCTCCAAACTGATCTGGTCGAAGACACCAAGCCGGACCAAGAACAGCGGCGACAAGCTCTATACCGTCGGTGTCGATACGGCAAAGGACAGTCTCGCGGCATCGTTGGTGATCGTTCCAGACCCGGATGGGGAGCCCACGCCCCGCGCAATCCACTTTCCTCAGGAAGGATTGAGCGGCGACTACTTCGAGCAACTCACTTCTGAGAAAGCCGTGACCGTCTATCAGAACAACATCGCGCTTCGGAAATGGCAGAAGAAGGAGCGCGATGCCAGGAATGAGGCGCTTGACTGCTTTGTCTATGGCATGGCGGCACGCTTATCTCTGCCAACGAAACTCGATCGACGGGTAACGCGCCAGGCGCGCACTCCTGAAGCGACAAATTCAGCGGTAGAGCAAGCAGAGTCCGTGGCCAGCGGTGCAGCACCAGATGATGTACCCGTGCCCATAGCGGCAGCACATACCAATCCAGACCGCGCTGCCAGACGGCGCGCATGGGCGAATCGATGACCGAAGTGAAACCGCGAGTAAGGGTGAAGGCCGGAACGACAGCGTTCCCGATGGCCCAAGTGCCTGCACCGCGATCCAAGGCAACCGCGCGATGGCTCCGGGACAGCAGATCCGGCGTCCTGACCATGCGTCAGGCGGGCCTCATCGACAGCCGAGAGGACATCCGCCGGGTATGGGACCGAGTTTCGGCGCTTGCGCTCGACTTCATTCAGAACTCTGGTCGCCTCAAAGGAGCGGTCGATCAGGTTCTGGCCGATACCGTCGGCACCGAACTGAAACTGAACGCACGCCCGGATCTATCGAGGCTGGGCTACAGCGACAAGGAAGCTGCTGATTTTTCCCGTCTGGTGGAGAAACGGTGGCGCCAGTGGGCCTGGAACCCAGCCGAATGCGATGCGCGGGGCAAATTCACTATCCCGCAACTGGTCGATATCGGGTTGCGGCATCAAATCGCCTTCGGCGAGGCCACGGGCATTATCGACTACATGACACCTGTTCAGAGGCGGCGGTACGGCATTGAGAGCGGCGTGAAGGTGTGCATGTTCTCGCCTCATCGGTTGGTCCGCGATACCTCAGAGGTTGAGGGCCTATTTACCGGTGTGATCCACGACGAGAACGGCCGTCCGGTTGCCTACCGTTTCAAGGAGCGGCGCGACGGGCTTGAGGTGAGCACGGATTATCCTGCTCGGGATCGAGATGGACGGCAGATCGTCATCCACGCCTTCGATCCGGTCGATGCGTCAGATGTTCGTGGCATCTCCGTCATTGCCTCGGCTATGCGGACCCACGCTCATGCCGAGCAGCTCGGGGATGCGACCTTAACGACTGCCATTCTGCAGACCGTGTTTGCTGCGACTCTGACATCCCCGCAGGCAAGCGCCGAGGCTTTCCAGGCCATTGAGGAGCTGGAAGAGATCGATGCGGATCTCAAAGATGATTTCCTTGGATACCTCGGAGCCAAGATGGATGCCGCTCGTGAGGGCGGGATCTCGATTGATGGCAACGCTCGCGTCTCGCACCTTGCCCCAGGTGAGAAGCTTGAGATGCACACTGCCTCGACGCCTGGCGGGAACTACATCCCGTTTTCGAACAATCTGTTGAGGGAAATGGCGCGCTGTCTCGGTATCACGTTCGAAGCGCTTTCCATGGACCACTCCGGTGCGACCTATTCGAGTGTTCGAATGGGCAATGCCTCGATCTGGCCGGTGGTCATGCGCCGTCGCGAACGGATTGCGGCTCCCATCTGTCAGGCCGTCTACGAGAACTGGCTGGATGAAGAGATTGGCGAGGGCCGAATTCCATTCAAAGGAGGCTATGCAGCCTTTCAAGCCAACCGCAATTCCGTGACCTGGGCTGAGTGGCAAGGGCCGGCCAAGCCCTCGGCCGACGACTACAAGAGCGCTAAGGCAGCGACCGAGCGCCTGCAGAACGGTACATCCACACTTGCGGTCGAATGCGGCGAGCTCGGACTCGATGTGAACGACGTCATCGCTGTGCGTGCGACCGAGATCAAGGCGCTGGCCGAAGCCGGACTCCCCAACCCCTTTGAGAGGGTAAGGGGAGGCGGCGGATCTCCGATTGAATCAGCGAGGGAAGGTGCGGAGGCATAAGCGGAGGCCCGGTCCTTCCATTCGATCACTGCGCGGAGGCTCTGCGGTTGCGGAGTATCCGCGCGTCCATCGTGTCCGGGCGGAGTGTGTCTGCCATCAAGGACGGTGAGCGGGAAATCCGCTACGGCAAAGCTGATTTGACCAGTCTGGATCAGCAGATTGCTTACCATGAGCGCCAGTGTGCGCTTGCCACGGGTCAGACCCCCGCGCGGACCCGCTACGCGAAATCCATGCGGTTTCGCTGCTACTGAGGATTCAAAGATATGCCCGTTCTTCAGGACGGCGAGCTCGTGCTCTACGGGTTCGTCGGTGAGAGCTTTTGGGAAGAAGGCTTCACAGCAACCGAGGTGATGTCCGCCCTAGCCGAAGTCGGTCGTGAGACGGATATCACTGTCCGCGTCAACTCGGGAGGCGGCTACGTCACCGAAGGAGTTGCGATTTACAACGCTCTCGCCGCCCATAAGGGCAACGTGACGGTGCAGGTGGACGCCGTCGCGGCGTCGTCAGCGTCACTCATCGCCATGGCCGGCGATACGATCCGCATGCGGGCCGGGTCGCTCATGATGATCCACGATCCGTCCGGCATCACCTATGGGACAGCCGACGATCACGACAAGACCCGTGAGGCGCTTGAGAAGATGGCCTCGCAAATGGCGTCCATCTATGCGGAGCGCTCCGGAAAGACGCCGGATGAGGTCCGCGAGGCCATGAAAGCAGAGCTTTGGCTCACAGCCGATGAGGCCATCGCCGAAGGATACGCCGATGAGAGCGACAGCGCGAAAGCCAAAGCCGTCGCTGCCTTTGATTTCCGCATTTATGCCCACGCCCCACAGCGCTTGACCGCGCTGTCGAAGCGCAAGAACTGGTCTCTCGATGAGGCCAGCGCCCGAGCGGCCGCGACCGCTCACCACCCACGTCAACCGAAGGAAGCTTCCATGACGGAGAAGACTACAGCGGCCGCACCTCCCGCTGACAATCCCGGTGCCGTAGCCGAGGCCGTGAAAGCGGCCCAGGCCCGTATCAAGGCGATCATGACAGCCGACGCCGCCAAGGGGCGCCAGGACCTGGCCGAGCACTTTGCCTACGAGACCGACATGACGGCCGACGCTGCCATTGCCGCTCTGGCAAAGGCCCCGGCCGCTCAAGCAGCAACACCTTCTGCAACGGAGGAATCTCCCCAGGCCCATGCTGATCGCCGTACCGCAGCAGCAGGTCTGGCGGCTCCGGGTAATGAGCAGAAGCTGACCGCACGCAAGGTCGATCTCGTCGCCGACATGAAGCGCCGTCACGGCATCAAGAGCTAAGGAGGCCTGAACTATGGCACCTACCGTACTCTCCTATAAGACCGATTCCGATGTCGTGAAGACGGAAGGTCGGAACCGCATCTCGCGCGACGAGGGCGACCTCGCTTCCGGCAACGGCGTTCTCGCGCCGGGCGTTGTTCTCGGGCAGATCACTGCGTCCGGCAAGCTGACCAAGCTTGCTCCAGCTGCAGCCGACGGTTCACAGAACGCGGTCGCGATCCTGCTCGAAAATGTGGATGCGACCATCGCCGACCAGCGCGTGGTCATTCTCGCCCGCCATGCCGAAGTCGTCTCCCAGTCTCTGATCTGGCCGGCCGGCATTACTGCAACCCAGCAGGCAGCCGCTCTGGCCGCTCTCGAAGCCAAGGGCATCGTTGCCCGCAATGGGGTCTAACTGATGGCTACTCCTCTCGATCTCCTGCGCTCTCCTGATTTCGCCGCCGACCGGCTGACTGAGAGCATCAATATCCCGCCGTATCTCACGGGCCGCCCGGCTCAGCTGGGCATCTTCACCGACACGCCGATCAACACGACCTACGCGAAGATCGGTATCTCCGAGGGCGAGCTCACAATCATCCCCGCTCGTGAGCGTGGCGGTCCTTCAAACAAGAATATGGGAATTGATCGCAGTGAAGTGCTGGTCAACATTCCGCATTTCCCGTTGGACGATGCCATCACGCCGTCAGACCTTCAAAATCTGACGGTCTATGGCGACGACTATGTCATGCAGACGCTCGCAAATGTGGTCAACGAGAAGCTGACCCAGATGCGCGCCAAGCACGATGCCACGCATTCCCATCTTGATTGGGGCGCATTGAACGGCTTGGTCCTGGATGCTTCCGGGCGCACGCTGCTGAACCTCTTCAGCACGTTCGACATCACTCAGACGGTCATCGACTTCGATCTCGATACCACGACGACGGATGTCGCCGCCAAGAACCGAGCGCTGAAGTCCGTCATCCGGAAGGCGCTTCGAGGCGCCGCTTCCACGGGCGTGCGGATCCTGGCCGGCACCGCTTTCTTTGACAAGTATGTAGGCCATACTTCTGTCAAGGAGGGGCTGAAGTACTACAACGGCCCGACCCCGAACCCGGCACGCGATGATGTGAATGACGAATTCCGCTTTGCGGGCGTCGTGATCGAGCGCGTCGATGAGGAGTTCAGCTTCCGTCAGACCAATGGCACTTTCGCCACTCGCGAGGCTGTCGCCGAGAACGAGGCCATCGCGATCCCGATGGGGACGCCGTACTTCAAGCGCTACGTTGCTCCGCCGGACACGATCCAGCAGGCGAATATCGCGCCCGACACGAAAATCTTTGTGTCTACCGATGAACTCCCGCACGGCAAGGGCGAGGACATCCATACCGAGTCCAACGTTCTTCCGATCTGTCTGCGCCCTGACGTCATCGTCAAACTCACTGTGACCTAAGGAGATCTGCCCATGTACATCCGAATGAACAAGGCCTTCTCCTACAAGGATGAAGCCGGCACGAAGATCACTGCACCGCGCGGCTGGGTCGGCGAATTGCCCGATGATGTGGCGAGGGAAGCGATCAATGGCGGGTTCGCCGTCGATGGCAACGAGCGGTCCGCCACGCCGGTGGTGCAGGAAGTCCCCAAGACTGCCGGATCGGTCGAGCCTCTCGATAGCATGACCAAGGAAGAACTCCTTGCCGAAGCTGAAAAGCGCGGCGTGGAGGTCAAGTCCAACATGGCCAAGGCTGAGATCCTTGAGGCCCTTAAGAAGGCCGCATGAGTCATGGACACGTTCCGGCAGGCATGGGCTGACGCGCAGCCTGCTTTTGACGAGGTGTTTGGCGAGGAGTTCATCCTCCTTGCCCGCGCCCAATCAGTGGCCGATCCTGATGCCCGGCGAACGGGCGACGGTTCACGGCCGCCGTTCCCCTTCATCGGCTCCTTCACCGCAGAGGGAGCAATGGCTCAGGCACAGGGCAGGGGGCGTTCCGGCAACTGGACACGCGAGTTCGTGGCCCAGCCCACTCACATCAAGGTCGCGACCGTCGCGCTCCCTGACTGGATCGCCTCAGGCGACCAGGTGAAGCGCGTCACGACCAATGAGACATTCACTGTCACCAGCGTCGTTCCTGACGACCTGAACACATCCAAGATCAATCTGAGGGTCTAAATGAGTCTTGCCCGAACGGCGCTGCGGCTTGCGGTGTCACGCGACCTGCACGCCGATCCGGTCATTGGCGCTTTGTGCGCTGGCCGAATTTACGACTCGGCCATGGATCCGCCGACCAGCAAGGACTTCCGCCCGATCATCACCATCACGACGGAAGATGACGACGGAGAGGCCTTCG